GGAGAGCATAAAGGGCGACGTATTCTTTCCGGCTGTCAACCTCCGAAGAGATTTCCGCCGTCACCTGCGCCTTTCTTTCCTGGTATATTTTTGTTCCCTCTCGTTTTGTCTCGTCAATTAACTTCCTGGCCAGTTCCTCTTCTGCCGACGCACGGGCGGACATTAAATCGGCAGTGTATCGTTCCGCCTCCGAATCCGTCATCCCAACTGATTTTGCATCGGAGAACAAGGGGGACACATTAAGCTCATCCCGCGCGGCGTCTATCTCTTCCTGAGAGGCTAGCATCCGATCAAAAACCTGACGGACATCTTGGTTCAGCCTGACATCCAACTGCCTGACGGACCTATAAACCATTGCAAGCCATTCCCGGAAACGGGAGAACGCCCCGCGGAGAGACTGGGACGGGGCCTTCCCCTCCCGCAAATACGCCTCCCACCCCCGTGCGATCTTCTCGTGTTGATCGGTGGTCAGGCTTTCAAAGGATTCTGCGCCGGCCCATTTAAGGAGGGATTCGGAATCTTGGATGAATTGGATTTGATCGTTGGTTAGAGTAGATTGTTCTTTGGTTTTAACGATATCATAATCTTGCCCCATCGACCGGGTGAAAACATGGGAAAGCTCATGCGCTAACGATGACAGGTCGGCATCTTTAAACAGGTCGATATTGATTGAAATGAGGCCAAACCTCACCTGGGCACGGGGGTTTTTGCCCCCTTGGCCTATTTCGTTTTGTCGGAGGGTGTTTTGTCTTTCTGTGCCTCTGGCCTGTTCGTATCGGTCGAGGGATTCTGAGAGGAGACGGGAGGCTTCGCCCCGAAGATTATTCGGGTCCCCTTGAACGGATGATTGTCGTCCAGCGGCGTTCCCTTCGGATGATGTATCACCGGCATAGCCATACTCCTCTTTTGGAACCCACAAAACATCGACGATATCCGTCGTTATAGTATAGGCACCATTTAGTTTTTTGTCAATTGCTTCCGCCAAATCTTCCCGGGACAGACTTGAATAATTCAGAATCGACATCACGCCGTTTGCGGTCGTGTGACCGGAAATCGGCCTTTCCCCATTAATTTCAATCTCCCGGAGACTGGCGTAAATGTCCCGGATCGCATTAAAATCAGCCCCTCCCGGGAGTTCAATTTTTATGACGGACTTTTCTTCCGCCCCGGGGAGCCCCGCTTCACTTACAGTCATCATCCCGTCCTGCGAAAGGGCGAATCCAGACAGCTTCGTTATTCCAACGACGGACTGCGGTGGTGTCCCGGCCGGCAAAACCAATGAGAGCGACGGGTTTGTATCGTCGAGATACCCGCCTATTTGCGATTGAATGTCTCCCTTAACCCCATAAGAATCAAGGATTTGAGGGATTATTTTAGATGCGATCTCCTGACTTATTTGAGACCGATCCGAAGACGGGACGCTTCGCCATCGGGTTGCAAGGTCAAGATTGTTGGGGTCGGGGGCAATTTCAAACAGAACCCTCGACTGTGCGCGTTGTTCGATTTGCGATTGCTGAAATGTTCGGAAATCGGGGACCGCCTTGGAGGCCTTCCGACCTACCTGACTCGTTTGATCGCTTTGAGGGCTTCCGCGACGAACCGACTCTGGAATGAGTCTTGCTTCGTCTTTTGAGGTTTTTCCAATGGCGGATTCGACTGCCGCGGCGTCGATCTTCCCTTCTTCGAAGAGTTTGACTGTCTCATTTATGATCTCCTTCCTTATCTCCCCCTCATTATAAACCTTTCCTTCCAACTCTGCAACACTTACAACCTTCTGGTTCCCAATACCACGGGAGTTGTCTATAAGGAACACGTTCCCCTTGTCTTCCTTCGCCAAGGCCAACGCCGTCTCGTAAGAACCTCTGTGGAGTTTCAAGTGTTCGGAAAGTGGGACCGTCCTGACGTCCTCGCCGGAAATGAACCGTTTCATCACGCCATTAATCCACGAATCAACGGGGTCACGGTAGATGTATAAAACGGTCGGATTTAATCCCTTCTTTTTGAGAGAGGCGATTTCTTTACGCGCCTTCCCTATGTCAGATAGGTTTGAATCAAGTATCAGCCCGGCGTCTTTTTTGACAGACGAATCCATGAAATCTATTGTCGAGGACTTTCCAGAACCGGATCCACCCGCCATTAAAACGACATTCCGCTTCCCGCTTATGATCGCCTCCTCTTCTACCTTCCTCTGGTAGACGCGCCGGAGGGCGGACGCTGGTTCATGGAATACGGGGGTGTTTAATCCATTGAATCCGATAGGCTCAAAATACCTACGGAAATTGTCCGTCGAAACGACGTTCCCATTCTTCGCGGCGTAATCCGCCAAAATTTCCGTGGAGAACTCTTTGGCATATCCAACCGCCTGAGATTCAAGCTCTTTGTCCCCCTTTCCGAGTGCGTCATTCGGGGTGAAAGCCTTATCGAAGTCGGCATTCAATTCGGACTGTTCAAACGTAATTTTGGCTTTTTGTTCTTGGGCTGGCGCCTCCCCGGGGCGGGTGATTTGAATGTTGTCTTTGGAATACAGGGAAAAAGCGTCCTCGCCGACGATTTGAGCCCGCCGACGGTATCTCTCAGCGACCAAGAGGGAGTGAGCATCGGCCTCCTGACCCGTGAATCCATTGGAAATTAATTTGGACTTGAAATCATCGAACACACGGCCTGACTGTTCCATCTCTGGCCTTCTCTCAGCCGCGGCCTTATCCATCTCTTCCGAGAACGCCTTTAATTCGTTTACGGTCATATCCCCGGGATTGAACTTCACATCATTCGCAAGGTTCCCATAATGGGGAGTCCCAACGACTTTTTCCGCCCAAACGGACGTTGGGATTTTAACGTAACCACCAACAGATTTAGCTGTTTCGTAAGAATCAAGAGACCCGACGGATTTTGCGAATTTTCCAGGATCAATTTTTTCGCCTTGGAAATAGGTCTCAAATGCGTCAATCGGAATTAAAATATCCTGGACGGGGGACCCCTTTGTGAGTGCCTCGACATGTTCTCGTGTCGCCTGGGGGAGACGTTTCCTTGTCTCCGTAGCCTCAATTGAATCCCCGAGGGCGGTGTAAAAATCCCGAACCTGCTGAGTCTTTCTCTCAATAATCCGGTTCCCAATCCCTGTGGATATCCCCGCGGGGGCCGTCGTTGCAAAAGCCGACGCCGCCCCGACCACAAAAGAATCCCCCAATTCCTTTAAAAATGTCCCCCAGTTGAAATCAGATTTGTCGACCCCTGTAACCCGTGCGCTTGCCTCTTGCATCGCCTGAGCCCACACCTCTTCATTCCCCTCGCTCACCCCCGTCATAAAGACGTCTTTTGCGATTGTCTTGACGGTCTCAAGGAATCCCTTTTTAACCGCCTCTTTCCCGAACTTTTTTGCCAAGCGTTCTGCAAGGCCAAACGTCCCGAATTCCTCCGTCCAAACCTCAACGGCCCCCTGGGTTATGGCGTTAATCGTTTGGTTGTAAGGGTCGGCGCCCGAAGCCGCTCCCTCTTCCAAAGCCCCGGCCCCTTGGGAAATACCGGCGAACGTAAGACCGAGAGCGGGGGCCCCGGCCAACGCCGATCCCAAGAATACCGCCTGTTGCGGAAGGTTCGCCGCCACCTTAAAAGCGGCAATCCGCCCGGCCCGGGAGATGTCTCCGTTCAGAAATTCATTCGTTATGGAATCCTCAAGTTCGGCGGGGGACGCCTTCTTTGCGAAATCCTCCCAATACCGCGTAACATCGTTGTCGATGTATCCGTCCGGTGTTTTCGCCTGTTGTCCCCCCGTTGCCTTCGCCAGAATGTTGTAGGGGAGGGAATACAAGGAATAGGCAACAGCGGGCCCCTGACCAACCGTCTTTGCCAGTGAGCCGATCCCTCTTCGATACAACGTCTTCCCAAGGCTCCGAATCAGGCCGTCATCCTTTACCACGTTCTCGACCTGCGCTAGATTCCGCATGTCATCAATGGCAACACTTGCCCGGAATGGATCGGCAGACCCCCAATCAGACGTGATGGGGGCGGTTTTCGCAAGGACTTCAAAATCTGAATTGTCCTTCCGCATGTTTTGCTGGAACGCCTGGGCCTTCTTAAAAGCCAAAGACGGGTCAACACCCGTCCACGTTGAAATCTTGATTGCCTCTGCGGCCTGGTCCGGTGGGATCGACTTCCCCGCCTCGATAGACGCCTCGTTTGGCTCTTTCTTTAAAGCCCCGTCAGCGAAATTATCAAATCTATCGGAAGATTCAGAATCACTTTCAGAAGCGAATTCAGAAAAGGATTTCATTGGGACAAGACCTTTCTTAAAAGAGCCCGATCTCCCTGCTTATATGCAATATAAGCGTCTTTTACCTGCCTGTCGGTAGGGGAAATGCCGCGGGACTTGAACCACCCGCGAATATCATTCCCGTCCCGTTCGGGGACTTCAACATCAGACCCGACCTCAATAGAGACGAACGGTTTCTGTTTGTTCCTGAAAAATCCGTTCACCGTTCCTTCCTCGAAAACGGCATCATCTATAATGTTCTGCATCTCCTCCTGGGTCGGCTTCCGTTTGTTTTTGTTCGTGAAATCGTCAACGGCGATCGAAGCCTTGTTCTCGGCCCTAGCGTAAAGCCTCTGTTGCTCCCCTTTCAACTTCCCCTGAGATGTCGATGGGATCATTTTGGCAAGAACAAGTGTATTTTGAAGGCGTTCCTCAAAGGACATTGTGGACTGAGTGGGAGAACTTTTCCCGGACCGGCGCCCATCCGCGGCGTCATTCCACATTGACTCTGCCCTGTTCCGATGAACCTTGTCGAATTTAGACCAGTACTTGACTTCAAATTCATGGCGTGTGAGGCCCCCAACAGAGTCCGGGTTTGACCTGTAAGCGTCCAGGAAGTCGAGCCATGCCCCGTCATCGTTCGGCCCATCAGAGGCCCGCTTTTCGAGGGCGTCCCGATACTCCGAATTCATGTCAGCCCACACCCCAGGAGGGACTGCATACCTCGGTTTTTTCGCTGGGCTTGAGTCAACGTAACGAACGGCTTCCTCATACAATGAATTCTGATAATCCTTTTCAGCCGACTTTTTAAGTTCCCAACCCTGACGGACGCGATCCATAACGGCGTCCCGAAGTTTAGGGTCCGAAACCTCTTTCGTCTTTGAAATCGCCTCTGTGAGGTTCTTCGCCTGTCCAAGGATCCCATCTGAAATCCTTTGGGACTCCCCGCGAACGGACCCCTCTTCCAGCAAGGAAACGGCTCTCTTTTCATCGTCAGCCACTGAAAAACCGTCTTTATTCGCCTCATAATAGGATTTCGCAAGAAGGTCATTCCCTCCGGCCAGCATGCGTTCCAGAACAGCCATATGAGTTTTGCTTTCGACCTCCCGAAGCCTGTTGGCCACCCATTCGGGGGGCTTCCCATTTCGATCGGCAAAATCAGAAATTGCGGTTCGCTGTCTCTCAATGGAAAGACCGATCCGCTGTGGGTTCCCGTAATTAATCGCCGCGGCATCACGTTCCGAGGCCAGATATTCGTCCGTCACGGAATTTGCGTAATTTATGCTCTCCGTAGCGACGTGACGCTGGACCGTGGAGTTTATGCTTTCAAACCTCTTCTGAGAAAGCTCACCAAAAAGACGTTTTTGTCTTTGGCCGCTCAGGCGTTTTGAAATATCCTCGACCCCGGCTCTCCATTTCTCAGAGACGTAATCTGGCGCTGAAAATACATCCCGCCCCTTTTTTGAGATGATCCCGTCTTTGGAATCATAAAGGAGCCGCGTTTCAAGGTCCGACAGGTCTTTGTCTGCTATAAGGATTTGCGCCCTATCAGCCTTCTCCGCCTCAGATGAAACAATTTGTTTGGCAAGGTCAAAATGCCTGGATTCAAGCCCCCCGCTTGAAACCCCATCGGGGAGTCGACTTACAACACTGACGTCCGGCAATGCCCTCTCGTTGACGCTGTTACCTTCATACCTCGGGACCGTCGGCATACGAAATCACTCCTTAACGTGAGGAACTTGCAATCCCGGCGGATTGAAGCCCCCCGGTCAAAATACTCCCAAGAATTCTACTTGACCGCTGTGCCCTAGAGAACCCGGCCCCGAGACGGTATTGATTCGCCTCCATTCGATACCCAAACGCTTCCATCCACGCGTTATTCCGAATCGTCACGGCGTCCTCAGCCGAAAGGCCGGCGGTCTCCTCTTGGATATCGAGCGGCGTCCCGGAATCAAGAGCGACGTTTTGCCCTGCATAAGAGACACGCTGTGCCCCAATAATCTGTTTCGTTTTCGTTTTCAGCTTCTGGACGTCGAGTTCCCCGCGCCGGAGGGCCTCACGTTCTTTAAATTGCGCCATTGATATATTGAATTTCGCCTGTGTTTGGGCAAAGCGGTCCTCAGCCTTTGCCTGTCTTATTTCATTCCCAACCTTGAGGGCTTCTAACCCGAACATGATTGGAGCCGCCGACGAACCCATAAATTACCCCCTTCCGAAAGGTAGAATTCCGGTTGGAGCCACTGCCAAAACTGAAACCGGGAGTGGGTCCACCTGCCGCAAAAACAAACGCCCGTGGGAATTCCACCCACTGAGGATATTCACATCAATCGTCCCCGTTTCAAGCTCGGGAGGTGAATCGTAATTTTCCGCTTCCCGCGTCTTAAATTCCGTCAGATTTTCGAGCGGATCAATCGTATCGTCCGCGGGAGGCTCAGTCCCGGCCCACCCGCCGCGGGAAGACTCGACGAAGACGGTCAATCCAGAAACAAGTTTCTTTTTGTCGGCCATCGTCTCCCCATTGGGGACGTCAATATCAAGAGTTTCAAGGTCCGAGAGATACGGGAGCCCTACGTGAATTACGGCGTATGGGTGATCCAGCGTGGCTGTCCCATTTGAAATCGTGACCGAAGTGTATCCTTCGTCATTTGGACTTGCCACCACGAATCTGTCAGCGAACACGGATATTGTTTTCCCCTCCAAATGCCATAGGCCCCCCAATTGGTCCACGGCCCGTGCCCAGTCCGATGTCGCCGTTGAGCGCAAAGAAGTGGGGACCGTCCTGTGCGGGAATCCCGTAACGATCAGGCCACTGGTATACCCTCTGATTTCGAACCTTATGAATTCACCATCCGCCCCGGTAATCTGGATTTCGTTCCCGACATCCGCCGCCGTGAAGAAAGACGCGCTCGACGTGAGAGTGATCGTCTCGGAATACGCCCAGGTCGTCCCGCCGGAAAGCGTCATCGTATGGCCTGTGTTCGTATTCCTTCCATCGTAGGACAGGGACGAATCCATGAACACGCTATCAATGACGTCACCGATTGTCCGGGAGTGCATCCGCTCAATATACCTCTTTGTGGCCCCGTTTATCGTTCGGACGACAACGGTGTAAAGAGAATCCTCAACGCCTTCGGGGACTGAGCATGCCTGCTCGAATGTCCCGTCAGTGTCGTGCCTATGCCATGCCACCAATTGGTGTTCCTTGACGTAGGTCAAGCCCAAAAGAACTCCGTCCGAACGGACAACCCAAACGATGGAATTCGGTGTTTTCTGATACGCCCAGTCCCTGACCGTGTAGCCATCAAAAAGATGTGTTGAAAATATCGTCAGATCATTCCCGCGGTATCCGTCAATCTGGTAATCAAAACCATAATCCCGGATGATGGTCCCGCGCGCCTGAACGTAAAGGGCACTTGCGTCAATAAGGATTGGTTGAAGTTCCGATGAGCCGTGGTAAGACTGCTGACTGGCGTTTATGGCCGTCGGGGTAAGAATCCCGTCGGCGTCCCCATTGATAACCCATTCGGTCCCGCTCGTTAGGGCGACAAGTCTCGACAGTTCGACAAGATGCCGGACCTCATTGACTTGTTTCCCGACAAGGGAAAACGTGACAGCATCGTCTGACTGGACCGGCGTCCGCGTCGTCATGTTGTGAAAGTTCCCAGTTTGGGAAGCCCATATTTTCTCCGGGTTGTTGTCCGTGTTTGAAAAGGTCAACCGCTGTTGGGAATAGGCGACCGTGGAAGGATAGTCTCCCGTCGCGTTAAACGGGTTGCGCGCCGTGGGCGGGGTATCGGAAGTATCCGCCACGATCCCATTATTGACAAAAGACGTTCCGATTGCTGTCCCGATGAAACCCGGGACTCCGTTCACCTCGAGATAAATATTGTATTCAGATGCGCCAGAGGCGGCGACCCATGTTATTGTATGGGCGGTCGAGGTCGTGGGAGCCGCAAGGCTCCCCTGTGTCTTTGTCGCGGCAAGGCTCTCTTCGTAAGTCTCACTCGCCACCGCCGTAACGTGGTAGGTGTAGGATATCGCACCGGCGCTCCCCGCCACGGCAACACCTGTTGGGGCGGCCTGGGATGGGGCAAAAGTGATCGTGGAAAGGGTCCAGGAAGTGTGCCCAGTCCTGGTAAGCTCCCGGGGGGCGTAATTAGGGTGAACAATGGTGACAACGTCGGCAGACTGGGCAATCTGGATTGATTGCAAGTCGGCCTCGACATAAGGCGTGGCGATTTCATAAACGCGCGCCGCCGTCCCGCCCGAGGTATACGCCCCGAAAGCCGTGCTGTTTACGCTCGACCCGTCCATGTATTGCAAGGTGAAAGTGTTCGCCGTCGCACCCGCGACTTTAAACCATCTGGAATTCAATTCCGTCATGCCGCCAACGCTCGATATATAGACTTCCTGTCCGTTTGAGAATCCGTGCGCGTTGCTCGTTATTTCGCATGGGTTCGCCTGTGTCGCGGCGGTGATGTTTTTGCCCGTCTCCCTGACCTGCGCTCCGTCCCTGAAAACGCGAATGTACAGGTCCCCGAACTCAAGGACGTATGTCTGAGATTCATTAAAGATAAACGGAAGGAGCCTGACGGTTTTCGTCGAATCTTTCACCTCGGAAATGAACTCCGTCCCGGGACGGTTAAAGACACCGCCATGGCGCGCTACCGCGAAGTTTCGGCATTTCCGTAGGCCGGTTGCGTATTTCGTCAGGTCAACACGTCCGTAAAGTGACGGCGAAATTTCACCGCCTGAAAAAGACCTCTGTATAATGGCGGTCATTCTCGCGCCCTCACGAATTCGCTGTCCACTGGGATGTCGGCCTGTTCCTCATTGACGGACGTTGCTTGTGCCTTTTTAATCACGCCATAATAACGCCGCTCAGCCGTGGCGGAAACATTGGTTGGGTCCCCGCGGGTCAAGGCCGGAGCGATATACCCGGCCAGTTTAAGGGAAAACGCCATCACAAAATCGGCTGGGTAACGAGTTGAGTCGGTCTCGAAAATGGTGTACTCGATTTCCGCATTTTCCTGATCCGTGTAAACCAGAAGGCCGCTGTCATCCCGTGCGATTTCATATGAGACTTTAGACTGGCGCGAATCATTTCGGACCCCGCTCAGGACGCGCCGCACCGTCACACAATCAGCCGGTAGACGGTAGGAATAGGCCCATTCATCGGTCGGGTCCTCCTCGACAAGAGCAAGAGCGACGAACGACGTGCAAAACGACCAGGGGAACTCCCTGAGGGATTCCTCTAACACGGTGTTGTAAAATATCCGGCATGTCGAGGCTTCCGTGCTTTGCTCCGTCTCAATGTTGACGATTCTCTTTGACACCCCGATATGGCTCAATGCCATGTTGCAAATAGCCACCTTGCTTACGACAGAATCCTCACTGAACACAAGCGCCGTCCCATCGGACTGTTGAGAAAGAGCCGTTCTGGCGGGGAGGATAACGTATTCCGATGACGTGTCCGGGGTCGTCTCCCATGCGGAATGGGAGGCCACCTTGGATGTCGTGTAATCGGTTATGATCCTCTCTTGGCCAGCCCCTGTCCCGGAGAGGATTACAATGCGCTCCCCGACGTAATAACCAGCGACAGCGGAGGCACTGGACGCCAAGGTAGACTGAGTTGAACTTACCCCCGCGAAGACGCCATAGGTCAGCGGCTTAAGAGCGGCGTCGAAGGTGTAGGCCGTTGGGACAATGACAACATTTCCCGTGGTGGACTTCCCCCCGACCTCCCCTGCCTTGCAATCCGCTTCTGCGTCGGTGATGAGAATTTTGTAGATGCCTGGGCAGTTCGTGGCGTCCACTTCGGCGGGGGTGTTCGTCGCCGCGGCAGAAGAGCCATCCTTGACCCATCGGATGGAATGGTTCCCGACGTCTCCCGTTTTGTATGCGCTTGCGTTTGTGTCCCAAGCTATATAAGTTGCATAAAAGCTCACGCCGCGTGTTGACATTAAATTGCCCTCCGTTTGAAAAACATGAACGGGAATTTTGAAGTGCCAAGGATTGTTTCATTCCTCTGTCCAAAAATACTCCCGAAGAAAAGGCCTATTCTGGACCGCCAATTCCGAATCACGATTGAGTCACGATCGTGATATCCTGTTGATCGGCCCCCGTCGCTGTTAACTTCAACTTGATTGATTCACCGTTCATGTCAGCCGACGATAGGTCGATTTTGTATGATCCAGACCCGACCTCCACGACGGAATTCGTGCATGAAGCGAACGCCGCCCCGTCGATGCTTCTCGTGGCCGTCACTGTCAATCCAGTGGCTGGCAGATGAGTCGAACTGTCATACATCGTGAACGGGAAGTTGGAAAACGCCGTGTTCTTTTTAAGATTGACGCGCCCTCCGACCGTTCCGGTGAGGTTCCCCTGAACATTCCCTACCAGGTTCCCAGTGACAGTCCCTTGGATATCCGCGCTTCCTCCTCCACCGGAAGCGGACAACCCGGTACCATTTGTCCCTTGCACAAGCATCCCGTTCCCGGAAGTGGCCCCTCCCTGGGACTGAATTCCGTGGCCTGTTGTCCCACCTTCTACTTTAAATCCGTTCCCGGCCCCATACCCAACAACATGGAGACCATTCCCGTTCCCGGTCGTTGTCGCCTCTGCCTTAATGGCATCCCCACCGCCGCTATGCGTGGCCGATATCGCTGGATACCCCGAGTTAACGGAGGAGACAAGAAGCCCTGAACCTACCCCGGTTGACGCAATGGACACACCACCGTAGCCCGTGACCGCCACTCCTGTGGCCGTATTCCCAGTGATGGTCAAAGCGGTTCGCCCGGTTGCCCCCGCAATCGTCATCCCGTTCCCGCCGCCGCTCGTGCCGCTTGCTCCAACCACCTTCAATCCAATCCCGCCATTAGCCCCGCCAACCCCTGCGGCCCCGCCAGTGAATACGACAGAATCCCCGCCGTCCTGCGACGCGCTTCCGACTCCACCAGTGACTGTCAAGCCCGCGCCTCCGGCTCCTCCAGAGGAACCGCCTGTGATAACAACACCAGCCCCGGTCCCGGCCCCCGCGAATGTTGCCCCATTTCCCCCGGTTCCGCCAGTTGATTTAAAACCAGCACCTGTTCCTTGCCCAGCGGTGTCAATCCCGGGGGCGTTTGTAGCTCCCCCAAGGATGGAAACGCCGGGGAGGCTCTGTCCTCCCTCAGCCCTGATACCGTAAGCAGTAAAAGACCCCGCTTTGGCGTAAATCCCGGCCCCTCCTGTTGCCCCTGATTTCCCCTCAATCCCACCGTAACCGGAGGCCCCGGAAACCCCAAGGATTCCCGCCTGAGACCCAGTGGCATTGATCCCATTTGTTCCCGACAAACTGATTGCGTCCTTTGACGCACCTGCCGCGACAATTCTCATTCCGTGACCGCTTGTCGTTGAGATGCTCACTGCGTCGCCGGAAGTCGTTCCGCCGGCGACCAATAGCCCGACTCCGTTCGCCGTTGAAGAACCGGCGATATTCCTAATTTCGAGAGCGTTCCCCGAATTGTAGGACCGCACCAGCATCCCCGTCCCGGTAACGGTTGACCCGGAAGACACAAGAAGTCCCGTCCCGGTCCCGTGGGCGTTTACGGCGATCCCGTCTCCGTTGCTCCCCGTTGAAGTAATAACAACGGCAGTCCCCGCGCTGTTGACGATATTAAGCTGTTTGAGGTTTAGCGTCGCGTTATTTCCGCTCGTGGCGTTGTTGTCGATGGCGACCATGTTGGCACTCGCCCTGTTCGACGAATCGACAGTGAGGGTGTTCCCCGGCGTCGTGGATCGGACAAGCTGAGCGTTCCCGTAGCTCGCGTGATTAACGATGTCATAAATATCCTTCGACACGTTATCCACAAATTCAATTTCATAATCAGAATCAGAAAGATTTGTTGCCCCGTTTACGCTTATCACTAGTTGCTTTGAAGATGCGACGGAGAATCTGGCGTCTGCGAACTGGAATTCATAAAGGCCCTTATGGTTCGTTGAGTCAACCTCTTTGAATCGGCATTTACTCGCGGTGGGGGCGGAATATGTTCCAAGGGTGGTGATCGTTTCGACGTTTGAGGCCGCGACCGTGTAGACCGTCGCCGTAGCTTCGTTGTCGCATATCGTTGAGATAATAAGCCCAGTAGAGGCATTCGTAAGGCCGGTAAGCCCGTTCCCGGTTGTCGAGTCTTTCAAAACGAACCGGAGGATATTCGACGTGCTTCCGCGCTTGAGTGACCTAGCCATTTATGAATCCTCCTCTGAAATTGCTTTTTATCGGCGAAACGATATCATTCACCATGAGATAGGGGGCCCCAGCGGAGTTGCTTACATCCGTCCACGTGGTTCCATCCGTCGATGACGTGTATCGGAAATTTGGGATAGTAGCACTGGTGTTCCAGAGCGTCATATACCTAAACGTATAGTTATTCCCGACGGCACTCCCACTGCTGTCGAGGACTGCTCTGTACGTCCCCGCCTTTAGCTTAACAGACGCTGGTAATCTGAATTCGTGCCGCCGCGATTGCGTTATAAAATCCTTGTCAACCGTAACGTCTGTGCCGGTTATTGTGTTGTTGTTCATGTCGATTACCCTACAACGAAGGTCGTCCGCTGGTGTCCCTGTGATTACCACCGGGACGAAATACCCTTCCAGCGATATCGGGGCGTTGATTGTGAACAAAGCTCCAGCGGATCGCGTTCCGTACATACTTAGAGAAGAAGTCCGTGTCCCAAATATGCAAAAACCATTTTCCGGTTCCGTGTCATCCTCCAACACAAGGCTCACCATCGGCACGGCAGCGCCAACGACAGCAAAGTTTGTCCTGGTCGTTCCATCGGCGGCAGTTAAAACATTGACGGGATACACGGCGGCCAAACCGTTCGCCGGTGGGTATGCCTCTATTGTTTGGGTCGTTCCTGCGGTGGTCGTTAAAAGGACAACCGCGTAATAATTGTTGACCGTGAGCCCGGTTGTTGGGAGAGTTGCGAAAGTGTAGGTATGGACGCCAGCGGCAGGGGTTACGTCATACGTCGCGTTCGCGTCATAAAGTGTCCCGGACGGGAGCCCAGTCGTCGCATCAACTGTTTCTATTCTGATCCTTACGACCCCTGGGGCTGTGACGGAATTCCAATTTAATCGGACGGATTTAATATCCCCTGTTGAAAGTGCCTTCCACCTCGCACAATACCCCGTGTTCAACGAAGCCATAGCGTAGGTTGTAAACCCCCCAATGTTTAAACCCATAACATTTAAATTTGGACCGATTACGGACCCGGTGATCATAAAAGGACCGTCGCTTCAATCGCGGATTTTAACTGGGCCTTCGTCATATTTCCGGGCAATATGCTGTTCGCCGTCGCGTATTTTTTTACCTTGAGAGCGCAAAGGGTGACAATCGACTCCCGCGGGACGCTCCCCTGGAGGGCGGAATTAATTAATTCGAGGACCTCCGCAATTGAAACCCGATTCCCAAACTTTCCGATGGATACCAAAGCAGTCCCGTCCGTGTCATCGAAATCGGAAACACTCATATACATAGGCGCCACCTGTTCCTATTTTGAAATTTGTGGGCATTCCACCCACTTGCACCAGTTCGTCCCGGTGTCGGACTTCACATTGATTCCTTTGGACGTCTAGGCGAACGCCTTAAATAACGTCCCGGTTAGGGGTAACTCCACCGGACAGCGTGCCGCGCCCCTTTTCCTTGCCGGTCGGGAACAATTCAACCCGTTGCCCCTCTTTTGTTGCAGGGGTTTGGGGTTTAGCGTCTTCCTCGACCTTAACCATCCAGGTCTTTGAGAATTCCTTTTCGTTGATCGAAAAGACATCCCCCGGCCTTCGCCTCGACCCGCCGTAATACCCGAGTTTAATTGACCGGACCAACATGGCCTTAGTAGATGCTCAGGGAGTCAGCGAACGTCCCGTCGTTTTGAACCATGGACGCCGGTTGCAGGAAGGCGGTCACGGTAACGGTCGGGGTGGTTCCACCCAGGGTGTAGTTCAGGCGAACATATCGTTCGCCGGAAGTGTCCGCGGGGACGGGAAGGACGAAACGCGCGCCCGCGGGGACAACGGCGGCCCCCGAGTAGGTTTGGCTCGTCGCAACAGCCGTCGGGGAAGAGAACGACGTGTTGTCGTCCATTTGAATCGCAAAGGCGAACGTCGGGGACGTTCCGGCCAAGGCGGTATCAATGGTCACGATAGCAACAAGGGGCGCTCCGATCCCAATGTTACGATCAGAGGTCAGGTCCACATAGTTCGTGGACGCGCCAGTAGCACTCAGAGCCTGTGCGCTCGAGAAGTTCAGTTGATTGTCAAGAATCATGTTTTCATCTCCTCTATTGGTTGGTTTAGGACACTTGGGATTCGGTTCCGATGATCTGATCCACGGTGTGAATCGGGACCCCAAGGAACGACATTTGACCTGGGCGTCCAAGCTGTTGAAGACCGCTTTGGATCTCAATGGCGGCGGTGTTTTTGTTCATCGCCTGAATGCGCAAGAGGGAGGAAGTCGTTCGCGCCATGTAAAACGCGGGGCGAACGGTTTCCAACTCCGGCAACAGGTCGAGAGCCTGGGCCATGTATTCGATCAATTTCACGGTCGAACCGGCGGTGTCCGCTTTCAAGGCGGAAATGTCGATATTGGCGATCCGGGCGGCGTAACGCCAGTCCTTCACGGCCAAACCAAGCTTCCACTGCCAATGGTCCTGATACGCCCGCATGCGGTTTCCGGCGATCCCGGCGGTCGTTTCGACCGTCACCAGACCGAGGTCTTCGTGCATCAGACCGGCTTGGCTCCCTTTGGGATACACCATAAACACCGTTTCCGGGCTCCATCCAACCAACCAGATGGAAGTTCCATCACCGCCCGAAATGGTGCCGGCGGAGATGATATTCTGCCCGTTGACGCCGGACAGGGAATTATAACGAGTTGCAAGCCCGGAGAATTCCGCGGGGGCGGTTCCGGCATTGCCATAAATCAAGGTCTGCGCCATTTCTTGGCCCATTCCCTGAATAAACGCCTTGGCTTCCGACAAGCGGAAGTCATAGGTGTTCCCGTTCAATTCAGCGATATCTTTATCGACCTCGCTCCAGGACTCCAACATCCCAATCTGTTCGTCAAGCTGAGCGGTCGTGCTTTTGGTAGGCGCGACGCCTTGGTTCGCTTGACGCCAAGTCGGGGCGGGAAGAGACGTCCGAACATTGATGCGGTGTCCGACCGGCAAATTCCCTTCCACGAACGCCGCATCGTCAAGGATACGGTTCGTTTGATTCAGCATTTCGGCGATTTTCGCCACCTTGCCATCGGGCCCGATCCGCTTTGCGTGATCGACAAGCGTCAGAACACTTCCACCAACTCCAGCCATGTTTATCTCCTTTTGTCTTTTTTATTTTGAACCGTAGAAAATCTCTCCGAGCGATTTCGCGGGGGGAGGATTTTCACGCGAAACAACCAGTGACCCGGCTGAAATTTCCTTACCGATTCGCACCATCAACCGAATAAGTTCCGGGTGATTTCCGAGACCGGAAGAATTCAGTTGTTCCTTTAGGGCGTTGCTCCCGAACTGATTCAAAACACGTCGGGCAAGGGCAATACTTTCTTTGTATTTCTCGCCTCCGTATTCTTTATCAGACTGAGCCGATTTCGCCCATTCATCCTTCATGACTTCGGCTTCCTGGCGCTGACGATCCTCGAACGCGGACAAAACGGCATGATCCCGTTCTAAGATTGCCTGAGCCTCTTCATTGGAAAGTTTCTTCTCTTTGGCAAGGGAAGAAATGCTGTCCAAGTGGTCGGCATCGAGACGGGACCCATCCGGGAGTTTAAGGTCATACTTTTCAGGGATAACCTTACCGTCCTTCGGTTGGGTATTTGAGCCCGCGCCAGAATCTTCTTGCACCTTTTTATCGGGGGACGCCTGACCGCTTTTGTTCTCGTCTCCCGTTTGTTGATCTTTAGTGTCTGTCGGTGAGCCCTGGGACACTTGATCTTTTTCAGTCATTGGGATTTTCCTCCCTGCTTTCTTGTTCTTTTTCTTTTGTCGATTTGGTAAGAATCGCCTCTTCGAATGGATCCTTTTTGT